ATGGGATAGAAATTGAAAGCAGACCGCCTGAAGGAAGTGACTCTTACTATGATGAGATTATAAAAGATATTAAAGATAATCCAGAAAAACATAAAAACCCTAATACTTATTATACTGAAGATATAAAAGATGAACTACCTAAAGATGAGTTGCGTAATATAGAGTTAAGCAAACCATTAGTTATACCAACATTTGAGGATTAAATATGTTAGCAGTATTAGCAAAAATTTTAGGAAGTGGTGATGTTATTTCAAAAGGTTTAGACCTTATTGATGATATGCACACTTCTAAAGAAGAAGAGATACAAGTAAAGAACAAAGCAAAAGTTGAGTTACTATCTGCATATGCACCATTTAAAGTTGCACAAAGATACTTAGCTTTAATGTTTGGGCTAACTTATTTAGTATGTTTCTTTATTGTATTAATGATGACGTTATTAGGTTATGGTGATATACAAGGTATTAAGTTTATATTGTCTGATTTTTATATTGGTGAAATTATGTTAGCTATTATTGCTTTTTATTTTGGTGGTGGGTTATTTGAATCAGCTAGGAAGAAATCCTAATGGCTAGCCCTAAACCAAATAATCCTGCTTTATGGTCAAAGTCAAAAGCAGCAGCAAAGAAAAAGTTTAAAGTATATCCTAGTGCTTATGCAAATGCATGGGCATCTAAAGATTATAAAAGTAAGGGAGGTACTTGGAGTGGTAAAGATAACCGAGTAGCTTCTAAAAAAACTATTAAAAAAAGAAAAGGATAAATTATGAAAGGTGTAAAACATTATACAACTAAAGGAGTTCTCTGGACAGGAGCATCTCATAAAATGGCAAATGGTACTATGCATACTGGTAAAACTCATACAGCTTCCTCAAAGAAGTTAGTACATATGAAAGACTTATCTGTTACTGCTAAGAAAAAAGCAAAAGCTTAATGGCTAAAGAAGGATTAGGTAAATGGTTTAAAGAAGACTGGGTAGATATAAAAACAGGCAAGCCCTGTGGTCGAAGTGGTAAAAAAGATAAAAGAGGTTATCCAGCTTGTAGACCAAAGAAGGTAGCAAAAAAAATGACAACTACTGAAAAGAAAACTATGATTAAAAAGAAAACAAGCTCTGCTCGTAAAAAATGGAGTGTAACTGCTTCAGGTAAAAGAAGAAAGGTTGGATAGATGCAACTAACTCCTCATTTTTCTTTACATGAATTAATACATTCAGATACAGCAACAAGATTAGAGATAGATAATACACCTACTAAAGCAGCTAAAAACAATTTAAAGATTTTAGCAGAAGGGTTAGAGGAAGTTCGTTCTACACTTAATGGAACTCCTATTACTATATCAAGTGGATATAGATGTTTAGAACTAAATAGACTTCTAAAATCAAAAGATACTTCAGCACATGTACTTGGACTAGCAGCAGACTTTTCTTGTAATAGATATGCTACTGTTAAAGAAGTCATGGAAGTATTATCTTCTTCTTCGGTAGAATTTGACACTTTAATATTAGAATTTAACTCATGGATTCATATCTCATTTCCTAAAAAAGGAGATGCACCTAGATATAGAATATATGAAATAGACAAAAAAGGAATTAGACTATATGGCAAAGACTCCAGCATGGACTCGTAAAGAAGGTAAAAATCCTAAAGGTGGATTAAATGCTAAAGGAAGAGCTAGTGCAAAAGCACAAGGTTCTAATTTAAAAGCACCAGTTAAGTCTGGAGTTAATCCAAGAAGAGTATCATTTGCTTGTAGATTTGCAGGCATGAAAGGACCAATGAAAGATGCTAAAGGTAAGCCTACTAGAAAAGCACTGGCTTTAAAAGTATGGGGATTTGGTTCTGTAGAAGCAGCTCGAAACTTCTGTCAAAGACATAAAAAATCTTAATGACTAAAATAGAAGAAATAAGAAATGCTGCAGAAGGAGACTTACTTACATTTATAAAGTTAGTTGCTCCTCATATATTATTTGGAGCTATCCATGAAGAACTTATATCTTGGTGGAGCAGACAAGAGGCAAAAGAAAATCAATTAGTATTACTTCCTCGTGGACACATGAAGAGTAAATTAGCTGCTTATAGAACTGCTTGGTGGATAACTAAACATCCTGAGACTACAGTTCTTTATGTATCGGCTACAGCTGACTTAGCAGAGAAACAATTATATGCAATAAAACAGATAATAGATTCACCAATCTATCGTAGATACTGGGCAGATATGATTCACCCAGAAGAAGGTAAACGAGAAAAATGGGCAGTAGCTGAAATATCAGTAGACCATCCTCAACGAAAATTAGAAGGTATAAGAGATGCTACTTGTAAAGCTGTAGGTCTCACTAGTAATACTACAGGATTTCATGCAGATATTGTTGTACTTGATGATATTGTAGTACCAGGAAATGCTTATACAAATGAGGGTAGAGAAAAGGTTTCTAGTGCTTACTCTCAGTTAGCTTCTATTGAGAATCCAGGAGCACAGGAATGGGTTGTAGGAACTAGGTATCATCCTCGTGATATATACGATACAATGATTAATATGAAAGAACAACACTATGATGATGGTGGAGATTTAGAAACAGAAGAAGAAGTCTATGAACTTTTTCAAAGAGTAGTAGAAACAGATGGAGAGTTTCTTTGGGCTAAAAAGACAAGAGCAGATGGTAAAAAGTTTGGGTTTGATTCTAGAGAACTAGCTAGAATAAAAGCTAAGTATGTAGACTCTACTCAGTTCTATGCTCAGTATTATAATAACCCAAATAATACAGAGACTGCTAGAATTAAAGCAGAAAACTTTCAATACTATGAGAAGTCTGTTCTAATAAATAATGAAGGTGATTGGTACTTTAAAGATAGAAAACTTAATGTATATGCGGCTATCGATTTTGCATTCTCTTTAAGAAAAAAAGCAGATTATACTGCACTAGTAACTATAGGAGTAGACCATCAAGGTAACTTTTATATACTAGATATAGATAGATTTAAGACAGAAAGAATTGTAGACTACTATCAACATATTCTTACTGCTTGGGAAAAGTGGGGATTTAGAAAACTACGAGCAGAAACTACAGTAGCACAACAAACAATTGTTAGAGAACTAAAAGAAAGCTATCTTAAACCTAATGGAATACCTTTATCAATAGATGAATTTAGACCTACTAGGAGTCTAGGAGATAAGTTTGAAAGAGTAAGTTCTGTATTAGAACCTAAATATGATAACTTACAAGTATGGCATTATAAAGGTGGCAATTGTCAATCACTAGAAGAAGAACTAGTAATGGTTCATCCACCACATGATGATATAAAAGATGCTTTATCTAATGCAATTAATATTGCAATTATTCCTAAACAAAGAAGAGCAGGTGCATTTAGTATAGGAAAAAATATAATGACTCATTCTCGTTTTGGTGGAATGTCATATTAACACTATAAGGAAAATATAATGGCTGGAACTGTAGCACAAATTAGAGAATTATTTGAAGAAAGAAATGGTATGGCTCGTCAGCTTACTGGTTTATATAATCGATGGTGGACTCAAAGACAACCTAAAGAAGGAGAATGGAGAGAGTTAAGAAACTATTTATTTGCTACTGATACTACTAAAACTTCTAATTCTAAGTTACCTTGGAAAAATAAAACTACTGTACCTAAACTAACTCAGATTAGAGATAATCTACATGCCAATTATATGGATGCTTTATTTCCAAATGATAATTGGATGAAATGGGAAGGGTTTAATTATAAAGATTCTACAGTTAAAAAACGAAAAGCAATTGAAGCCTATCTACAAACCAAAATTAGAGAGTCAGGATTTAGAGAAACAGTTTCAGACCTTGTATTTGACTATATTGATTATGGTAATGCTTTTAGTGAAGTTACTTATGTAGATGAAAAACATATAGATTCTTTTACTGAAGAAGAAGTTTCAACATATAGAGGTCCTAAATTAAGAAGAATTTCTCCATTTGATATTATATTTAACCCAACAGCAGCTACTTTTGCTGAAACTCCTAAGTTTACAAGGTATGTTAAAACTTTAGGAGAACTTAAAAAAGATATGGAACAAAGACCTGATTTAAACTATGATAAATCTATGTTTAAAAAAGCAACAGAGTTTCGTAAAACTATTAGTTCTTTCAGAATAGAAGATGTTAATAAAGCTGAAGCCTTCTTAGTAGATGGTTTTGGTTCATTGCAAGAATATTATCAATCTGGAATGGTAGAAATTATAGAATTTGAAGGTGATATATATGATGAAGTTAATGATAAACTATTAGAAAAAAGAATTATAACAATTATTGATAGAAGTTATGTTATTAGGAATGACCCAAATCCTTCTTACTTAGGTAGAGATAATAAACACCATGTAGGATGGAGAAGCAGACCTGATAACTTATATGCCATGGGTCCGCTAGATAACCTAGTAGGTATGCAGTATCGTGTAGACCATCTAGAAAATCTTAAAGCAGACGCTTTAGACTTAACAATACATCCACCATTAAAAATTAAGGGTGATGTAGAACCTTTTGAATGGCATCCAGAAGCAACTATACATATTCCAGAAGATGGAGATGTAACTATGATGCCTCCTAATCCTGCAGCTTTCCAAGTAAATAATGAAATACAAGTGTTATTAAATCAAATGGAAGAGATGGCAGGAGCTCCAAGAGAAGCTATGGGTATTCGTTCTCCTGGTGAAAAGACTGCTTTTGAAGTTCAATCATTACAGAATGCAGCAGGTAGAATTTTCCAACACAAAGTTAATAGATTTGAAATAGAATTTTTAGAACCTATTCTTAATACAATGTTAGAGTTTTCTAAGAGAAATATGGATGTAGCTGAAGTTGCTAGAACTATGGATGATGACTTAGGTGTAGCAGACTTTATATCAATTACTAAAGATGACATAACAGCTAGAGGTAAATTAAGACCTATTGGAGCAAGACACTACGCTGCTAGAGCACAGCTTATCCAGAACATGATGGGTTTATTTAATAGTCCTATGGGACAAATGATAGCTCCTCATATTTCTGCTAAGAGACTAGCAGGTATGGTAGAAGAATATATGGGCTTTGAACAGTATCAATTTATTAAAGATAATGCTGCAATATTTGAACAAGCAGAAACTGCTAAGTTACAGCAACAAGTGCAACAGTCAATGCAAGCAGAGCAATCTGCTCCAGGAATGGAAGAGCAAATGCTTATGCAACAAGAGCAAGCTTTACAAGGAAATCCTCAAGAAGCTATGGGAGGTAATCCTGAAGATATGCCTCCTGAAGAAATCTAAGATATTCCTTGACTTTTCAAGAAAAGTATGCTATAATAGTAGTATTATTAACTAAGTAAGTTATTATTTAATAGTATTTTTAATTAAAGAAAGTAATATTAACTATGGATTTAAAATCAGAAAAGGCTCAGAGTCTGACCAAGAAACAAGTCTTTGAAGAACTGAATAAGTATTTTAAAGAACAGATTGAATTGTCACAAAGAAAATGTATGGATGAAGAAAATTTTACTAATCCTTCATGGTCTGAACAACAAGCTTTCAATCTTGGACTACAAAAAGCGTTTACTAAAGTTTTAAATCTTATACCTGACCCAGGAGATAAGAAATGAGTGAAGAAACAAATAACGAAGTAGTTCAAGAAACAACCGAACAACCTGTAGTGCAGAGTACCAACGAAGCAACACAGAAAGATACTCCACCTAAAGCATTTGAAATTCCGACAGAGGCTCAAGAGTTTGTAGGTGAAGGTAAAAAGTACAGGAGTCCTGAAGATGCTCTTAAAGCAGTTCCTCATGCACAACAACATATTCAAACTTTAGAGTCTGAATTAGCTGAAGTAAAAGAAGAACTAACTAAGCGGAAAACAGCTCAAGAACTTTTAGATGAAATAAAGTCTGGTACACAACCAGTTGAGAATACCACTCAGAGTGTTGATGTTAATCAAGATACCTTAGAACAACTAGTTCAAAGTACTATAGACAAGAGAGAGAATGCTCAAAGTGCTAGAGCCAATGCTAAAATAGTTGCTGAAAAGTTTACTATGAAGTTTGGAGCTAATGCTGAAAGTGCTTATAATCAAATTGCTATAGAAAGTGGATTAGATGTTCAACAATTACATAATTTGGCTGCAACTTCTCCAAATGCTGTACTAAAACTAGCAGGACTAACAGATGTTAAAGTAGCGACAACTACTACTACACCTGGTTCTGTAAATACTCAAGCTTTATCTGCTACTCCTTCTGATAGTAATTTATCAGCTAGAGTACCAATAGGTGCAAGTACTAAAGATTTAGTTAGAGCATGGAAAAATGCAGGTCAAAAAGTAAATTCATAAACTCGTAATATAAGGAGACTTAAATGTCGCAATTAACTAGCAATACTACAGCCTTTATTGAGGCTCAACAGTATTCTCAGTTTATTCTTGATAACTTACATGACTTCCTTCTTCCAGAAGGTATGTATCGTGATGTATCTGACTTTGGTTCAGGCACAACATTAAACATTAAAACAGTTGGTACAGTTACTCTTCAAGATGCAGCTGAAGATACACCACTAAACTTTACAAACATTGATACAGGTACAATTAACCTAGCAATTACTGATTACATTGGTGATGCTTGGAAAGTATCTGATGACCTTCGTGAAGATGGTTCTCAAGTTGATACTCTAATGGCTATGAGAGCTATGGAATCAACACGAGCTCTTGGTGAAAACCATGAAACTCGTTTGCTAGCAACAGCAGACGCTGCTCAATCTAAAGCAGGTGGTACACCAGGTCTTAATTTAATTAATAATAGACCACATCGATGGGTAGGTTCTGCTGCAGGGAATGCTCGAACAGTTAGACTTCAAGATTTTATATCTATGAAACTAGCTTTTGATAAAGCAAATGCACCTGCAGGTGGACGAATTGCTATCGTTGACCCAGTTGTTGAGGCTACTTTAAACAGCCTTACTAACTTAGTGTCAGTAGATAGTAACCCTCACTTTGAAGGTATAGTAACAGAAGGATTTGCTCGTGACCATAAATTCGTTAAGAATGTATTTGGTTGGGATATATATACTTCTAACTTTCTACCTACATTGACTGCAACTGAAGCTATTAATGCTTCTGGTTATGGTCTTACATCTGAAACAGCAGCTATTGGCGATAAAGTCAATGTATTTATGTGTGTTGCTGATGATTCATGTAAACCTGTAATGCATGCTTGGAGACGAGCTCCTGCTACAGAAGGTTGGAGAGCCGAAGAAGAAAGAGCTGATAAATATCAAGTTACTTCTAGATTCGGATTTGGTGCACAAAGAGTTGATACTCTTGGTGTGATTCTTACACATCCTACGAACTATTAAGGAGAACTATATGGGATTTGAAATCGGAACAAAAAGAGGCGTAGCCAACCATTATGGTCCTCGAGGTACTGATGGTCAGTATGGTGGGCAAGACAACTCAGTTGGTAAAATAAAAGAAGCTAGTTGGACATTTGATTATAATAAATTACCGCTGTATACTGCAAGTAATTTAGAAATGCAACTTCCAGCTAATACAACAGTTTTACATGCTCATCTACGAACTTTAGTAGCAGGAGCAGCTGGCTCATCTACAGCCTTCAATATTGGTTTAACGACTACTGCAGGTGTAGTTGTTGACCTTGATGGACTTGGAGCAGCAGCTCAGTTTACTAATGCTGTTATTACTACTAAGGGAACTCGTACAGCAGGTGCAGGTGCTTTAATAGGTAAAACTATTGGAGCAGCAGCATGTGAAGTAACAGTTGCTACTGTTGGTGGAGCTTTAACAGCAGGAGAGTTTGAATTAGTTGTAGCTTATCAATATAATAAGTAAATAACTAAGTAATACCCTGAGATGAGGGTACTCTTTCACGGGAGTACCTTCTCTCACCTAATTTAATACAAGGAAATAAAATGACAATTCAACATAAATTAATTACTGGCACTGACTTGCATGAGCCCAAAGGTGTGGCTGCTGCTGCTGCCAATAAAGTTTATGTTGCTAATGGTTCAGCTTCAGGAGCTTGGTCAACACTGACTACAAGCACTATGGCTTTACCCAAAGGAAAATTCTATTTTTATAATATAGCTTCTCCTTACACTTTAGCACATAGTAGTTCTACTGCTAAAGTAGCACCAACAACAATAGCTTCTGGACTAGGTAGTCTAGTTACTGAAGCAACATCAGCAAGACTAACATATACTG